ATCATGTTTTCCACCAGACAACCAGAGTTTGACCAGGACTCTGAACACGACGTGGGTACAGTGGCCCTCCACAAGATGTTATTACAACCCTTTGGGAAACATGACGACCCCACTGGACACTAATGACCGAGTGTGTCTACTCTTCCATTTTCAATTACATGATATTTACCCTTGGAACGCATCTTCACCAGATAGTGATCCAAGTAATGAATCAAGGTTTGATGCAGCATCTTCTTCTCTCCTAAATGTGAGCAGACCATCATTTGGATGATCATACTCATCAACTTCGTCAAGTTCTGCACTTAGTGCTGTTGAATGTTGGGCTGAGGTAGTTGCCTCAGTTGACGTCTCTTCTACCACATCACCGTCGGATATTACATCAGCCCAGATCGTTCTGTATCTTCGGACTAATTCACGATGGTGGTCGTGGAACGAATTTCTGTTATTGTTGATGAACAGACGGGTCCTTTCAAGTATCTCCCGCCTGATCAAATCGATCTCTGCACGCATTAATCTTTTGCTTTTAGCATGAGCTGCCAATCCAGCATCAGCCGATTCCAATTTTTCAAGCCAATTGACAACGTCGCGGCCGGATTCTGTATAATAATAATATATGAATTCCATTATGGATTCCATTCTTGTAACATAAATGTCTTCAATGTTGTGGATTCCGACGTTCATGTCAACCACACATTTCAACTGCTCTTTGTTTAAAAATGAAACAAGGTAATAACCAAAGTTATCCGATGGGGTAAGGAAGCATGAGTCATTGCGTCCTGTAGCCTTGCATGATTTTAGAAATATTTGACCGGCATCATCAAACGGATCCACATTGCCGCACGCACCTAGCATGGTAAAATCTCCAAATCGCAATGAAAATGCGATGTCCAATATAAATCTCATCACACCAGCGTGTGAGCTAGTTTCATTCCAACAATTCAATAGAGCTATGCTCCAGCAGGTACCCAAATTTCTTCTTATTGTATGTAGCGTGGAAAGGGTGATGTCACGCTGGTCAATAAGATTTCTACTCGTGTAATTAGTGAAAAATAGGATCGCGTCCGACATCCTCCGGATAGCAACTCCATCTTGTATTTTGCCACTCATCGCGGTAGGTAGAAAAATACC